TAGAGCTTCTCATTGGACTTAGGGAGAGGGTGGATGAGGTAATCCAAGAGACGCTTCGGTGGTACATGGAGGCAGACAGCTTTGCCGGTCGCCGTATGGCATCTGAAGTGCGAGGTATACGTGAAGTTCTACTTGAGTTTCAGTTGCTCCTCGAAGGGATCGCCATGATGGACGAGAAGGACGATGGAACACCCCAGGAGGTGGATTTGCGTTAGTCAGAAATTCGTCAGCAAACGGCACACAGAACCCCCGGCCCATTGGGTCGGGGGTTTTTTCATGCCCGGACGAATTTCCCTTGAAGGGCCTTGACAGTTGCAAGGCAGTTTTGTAGCTTTTCGATCCTGTGAGCGACGACGGCAAGACGTTCTGGGTACGCCTTAAGGGTGAGCCACTTGACAAAGCGTTGATGATGGCCGAGGTAGAGCATCGGTCATACTCCAACCTCATCAAAGCCGCTCTGGCGTGTTATTACGATAAGCATTACGGAGGGCTAACCGATGGAGTTGACCGACTTCCTGAATCGCCTCTCTGGCGTGAAGAAAGTCGGGACGGGTTATCAGGCTCTTTGCCCTGCACATGAAGATGCGAAGGCATCGCTCCACGTAGCGACCTCCGCAAGGGGCATCGGGGTTAAGTGTCACGCTGGCTGCGAGACAGCCGAGGTATTAGCGGAGCTTGACCTCCAATTCAGCGACCTCTTCTCCGATAACGGCTCCGACAAGTTTGTCGGACGCAACGGGACTAAGCGAGAGATCATCGCTGAGTACGACTACAAGGACGAGCAGGGCCGCCTGCTCTTTCAAGTCGTGCGTTATGAGCCGAAGGACTTTCGACAGCGCCGCCCCGACGAGAATGGTGAGTGGTCGTGGTCGGTTAAAGGAGTCCGCAAGGTCCCCTACCGGCTGCCTCAATTGTTGGACTCAACTGGTCCTGTATTCATTGTCGAAGGTGAGAAGGACGTTCACCTTCTGGAAGTCCACGGTTACACCGCCACGACGAACGCAGGCGGTGCAGGCAAGTGGGATGCGTCGTGGGCGCACTTCTTCACTGGCCGAGAGGTCTACGTCATCCCCGACGCCGATGAGGCGGGACGTGACCATGCTGAGAAGGTTGCTGACTCCTTAGAAGAAGTCGCCACCGTCCGGATGATTTACCTGTTCGGAGCGAAGGACGCTACCGAATGGTTCCTGGCCAATGATCCGTCCGAATTCGCCCAGCTTGTTGAGACCGCTCCGCTCTGGTCCACGATCAAGGAAGAGCGGGCGAGGTCAGAGGTCGAAGATGAAATCTTCATCTGGCCCGACAAGCCCACCGAGTATGGACTCTTCGGTGAAATCTGCCGACTTGTTGAACCGCACACGGAAGCCGACTCTCTCGCCATCTTTATGGAGTTGATGGTTCACTTCGGTAACGCAATCGGCTCCAGCCCTCACTACCAAATTGGACGCACTCGACACAGGGGGAATCTCTTTGTCGCCATATGCGGGCAGACGGCCACGGCGAGAAAGGGTTCAGCCCACGACTGGGCTGTTGACCTTCTTCGTCAGATTGATCCTTATTATGTTGATACTTGCATTATTGGTGGGTTGGCTAGTGGGGAAGGTGTCATCCACCAAGTAAGAGACCCTAAGACTCGCACCAATAAGAAGGGCGAGGTTGAGATACTGGACGACGGCGTATCGGATAAGCGCCGTCTGTTCTTCGAGTCCGAATTGGCTGGTCGGACATTTGTAGCAATGAAACGTGAGGGCTCGACTCTCTCTGCTGTACTTCGGCAGGCATGGGACTGCTCGAACCTGAACGTGGCGACGAAGCAGAACGACGACCGGGCCACGAATCCTCATATCAGTGTCATGGGTCACACGACTCTGAAGGAACTCCTGTCGGTGATTCGACCGGAGGACATTGCTGGAGGTACGGCTAACCGCTTCTTGTACTTCGTGGTTACCCGGTCAAAGGAGATCGCTGTGCAGACAGACCCTCCGGAAGAAGAACTGCGGCTCGTTGCTACGAAGATGCGTAAGGCGTTGGACTCGGCCAGGAAGACGAGTCGTATGCGTCTGACTGAAGAGGGCGAGAAGTACTGGAAGGAAATCTACAGCGCTCTCAACCGAGAGATGGCTGACCTGGACGAGCAGACTCTGGCCTTCCTGTCTCGGGCACCGGCACAGATTCTCCGCATGGCCATGATCCTCGCATTGGCTGACTGCGAGAAGGACATTGATGCTCGTCACCTGGAGCAGGCGTCCCGGCTGTTCGACTACTCCCGTTCATCGGTTGAGTTCATGCTTGGGAAGAACGTCACTGGTCTTACGGCTGAGGAGGAGCGTCTTTACGCTCTACTCGAAAAGGAGGGGCCGAAGATCACTAGTGACGTGTCGAAGATGCTGCACTGGAATGGGGCCAAGGTGAAGATGGTCGCCGCCAAACTGTGTCAACGGAAGATGTTGACCATGACCACCAGCAAGAAAGCAGATGGTGGGAGGGGGCGTCCCTCAATATGGTTGTCCGTATAGATTTCGATGATGAACGCTGGCGGCTATGGGCAGCGTGTCAGGGCATGGATACGAACGAGTGGTTCCCGGATGCAGGCGAAGTTAAGACAGCCGCCGTCGAGATTTGTCGTGGTTGCCTGGTCCGGATGGATTGCTTGGCTTATGCGCTCAGGCACAACATCAACTACGGAATATGGGGCGGACTCACCGAGTCGGCACGGAAGCGAGCTAGGAAGAGGAGAGAGGTAATTGACTCAGCCGTTGAATTCGCAAACCGACGCCGACGGTCGCACGTACGTCTGGCCTCCGACCGGCGAACAGTTCACCTCAGTGACTACGATATTGAGCGTACTCTCGAAGCCCTTCTTGGTGAAATGGGCCGCAAAGGAGGCCGCCCAGTGCGCCGTAGCGGAACTGGACCTAATCAACAAGCTGTGTCAGGCGGGGAGGCAAGTTGACGCTATCGACTACGTCAAGACTGCTCATACCCGGATGACGGAGAAGGCGTCGGACGTAGGCACTGACGCTCACGCCTGGATCGAAGCCAGGATCAAAGGGGAGCGTCCACCGGAAGGTGGAGAGCCGCCGCACATGAAGTTCTTCGACGCCTTCTGTATGGTCCACAAGCCCGACTTCAAGTTGTGCGAGTCGACCGTTTACAACCGGACTGAAGGCTACGCCGGAACGATGGACTTCATGGCTGTCATCGACGGCGAGTGGACAATCGTGGACGTGAAGACCGGGAAGAGCATCTACCCCGAGGTCGCACTTCAGCTTGCCGCTTATAGCCGGGGCGAGTTCATCGGTAAAGACAATCGTGAGTGCGAGGTGCCTCACGTCCGCAAAGGTGCGGTCTTGCATATACGCCCTAACGGGTATAAGTTTGTGCCGGTCGATATTAGCGACGAGGTGTGGACTTCCTTTAGATACATCAAGGAAGCCTACAGGTGGCAGCGATACCTGTCACGCAACGTAATACAGAATGGTAAACGATAATGGAGGGCTGATGAGTTACAGAAGTGACAGTGAACCTAGACCGGTATGGCCGGTGGTGACAGGTGGAATCGTGGCTGTCATCGTCGTGCTTGGTCTGCTGGTCGGTCTGTATATGGGCATCAAGTCTATGGGCCGGTACCAGAAGCGCCAAGACGCCATGAACCGAGTGAAGGTCAGTGAGATTGAGATTCGCAATCAGGAGCAGCGAGTCAAGATCGCACAACAGGAAGCAGAGATTCGACTCGAACAGTCAAAGGGTGTGCGTAGCGCCCAAGACGAAATCGCCAAGACCCTCACCCCTCTGTATGTGCAGTTTGAGATGGTCGAGGCTATGAAGGAAATCGCCAGGTCGGGTAGCAACTCCAGCGTCATCTTTATTCCGGCTGGCGAAGCAGGTATTCCCGTTATCACCGAAGCACTCCGTCAAGCTAACCCCGCACCGAAGGGAGAAGAGTAATGCCTTACGACGAGGACGACTGGGGCGAACCCATCAAGGATCAAATCCACGACCTGAAGGAACAGGGTCCGCTGGTCGGTGTCTACCGTGGCTTCGAGACTGTGATGAATGACCTGGGCGAGAGCCGACTTCACAAGTTCGACTGCGACGGTGTGCCTATCAAGGTGTGGGGCAAGACCCACCTCAACCGTCTGCTCGAAGGGCGTAACGGTGAGTTGGTCAAGATCAAGATGACCGGCGAGGAAATCCCGCTGGGTGGCGGTCGGAAGATGATCGAGTACGCCCTCTGGTCCAAGGGCCGCCAGGGAGCCCCTGAGCTTCCCTCTCAGCCCCTCCCGGTCGGGAACGGTGGTGGTGGCGAGGATTTTCGCAAGGCCCCGTAGAGGGGCCTGTCGGGGACACTGAGGCCCGCCTGGTCCGTGCCCGCCGCCTGGCCATCGCAGCGAAGGACGCAGGGCTGGACGATGAAATGCGTGGCGACTTCATCCATTGGTACACGTTTGGAGAGACACGCAGTAGTAAGGACCTTGACGATAAGCAGGCTGACGAGGTCTGGAAGATGTTCATGGAGATTCGTCGTGGTAAGGCGGATATCCGGTACGACGAGAACGGCAACCTGTTCCTTGAGAGGGCTGGGAAACGAGTCCGTTAAGTGAAGCGTCCGAACTACAGCGCTGCCTACCTGCTGGTTGCTCTATGGCTTATCTTCTGGGTCTTGCATGGAGTGTTCGCATATCACCTGGCCTTCCAAGAGGCCATAGAGCACCAGCAGGCATTCGAGTACCGGCAGTTCTGGATTGAGTTCGCCAAGGACACATTCGAGAACAACCAGTCGGAGATGTTGCAGATCATCGTGGCGGCATGGGTGTTCAAGCACCTTCTCTGGACTGGTAGTCCTGAGAGTAAGGACACTGAATGACTACAGGTCCGATGCAAGACCTGCTGGCTGACGCAGCGTCTACTGTCGGTCAGCGTGGCGACCAGTACGGCACACCGATTGATGACTTCAAACGTATCGCTGCAATGTGGAACGGAATGCGTCGTTGGAATGCCTTCCAGTATCAGCCTCACGACGTGGCGATGTACATGATCTGTCTCAAGTTGTCGAGGCTGACCCATAGCCCCGGCAACCGGGATAGCTGGCTCGATATCGCTGGCTACGCAGCTTGTGGCTGGTCGTGTGTCTTAACGGAGGAGGACGAGCGTGAGCGTAAGGATCAAAGTGATCCAAGCTATGCAGGAGGATTTACGAGCGCTAAAGGAGCGCCAGGCATCCTTATCAACGGCGATGCAAGAGGTGGGGGAGCGTGAGATAAATGCCGCCCAACGTAGACTCTGGCGATACATCGACTCCGGACAGCACACCGACACTGGACGCTCTGCATCTTGGTTGTATCAAGTACCTGGAGAATCAGCACACAGTTCTCTGGGGTCAGTACTTCGATATCAACAAGAGCAAGGGTAGAGAGGAAGCGGCCACCTGGCTAGCGAAGGTGATCGTGGACGTAGCGCTAACAATGCATGATGACGTGTTCCAGTTCTTCCTCGGGGAGGACACCACGATTCAGGAGAAAAGTGCTTAACGGTGGTGGGGAGGCAACTCCCCACCACTCCTTCTTTGTGCATGGTGTTCCCGAGCAGCAGGGCTCCAGTCGAGCGTTCGTGGTGAACGGCAGGGCGCACATCACCACGACGAACAAGAACCTGCACACCTGGCGGCGGCTGGTCGCTGACGTAGCCCAGGAGCATGCAGAGCTTCACACCCAGGGCATCAAGCTACGGCTCACGTTCGTCATGCCGAAGCCGAAGTCAGCGCCCAAGAAGGTCATCACCATGACCAAGCGACCTGACCTCGACAAGCTGATCCGTTCCGTACTCGATGCGTTGACTGGCGTGTTCTACAAGGACGACAGCCAGGTCTGCCACGTCGATGCTATGAAGCTCTACGAAGTAGGTGACCGCATTGGTGTGCTGGTGGAGATATGGGCGGAACCTGAGCCAGTTAAGAGGAAGTCTCGTGCCGAGTCAGTTCCCTCTAACGAATATTTCTGAGATTTACATGGGACAAGTCGGACTCCAAGCAACACTGGCAGCATCAAGTCAGACACCCGAGATTGTCTCTCCGCATCACCCAATTACTTGCGCTAATGGCGAGCTTCGATATGAGGAGGACGGCACGTTCTCTTGCGAGCATGCTTCTGTCCCTCCTAACGATGCTCGTACCAGGCATGTAGTGCAACACTCCATTGCCCTACTGATACTGCAACTTGCTACGGGGGATGAATGTCTATCAAATGGTTGCGATGCGATCAATGTCAACAAGAACGTTGGGCTACCGAGGGCGCACCCTGCATCATGACGTTGGGCTGTACTGGCCGCATGCACAAGGGGGCTGATCGTGAGTTGCTTCAACAGGAGCTTTTCGTCGACGAACGGGACCAGCAGCTTAGACTGTTTGGTTGAGAACGTAACAGAGTCCATCTCCCGAATGGTAGAGATGGACTCCGCTAGCCTAGTTATGTGGTTGATCGGTGAGGGCTTGTTCTCAGACCCGTCGTGCGAGGAATACGATGAGGAGGATGAGCGCTATCACCAAGAGTACGCCAACGATGAATCCGCTATCAATTACTAGAGCGTCTGCCAACACCTAAGCCTCCCAGGGTATCATTGACAACCTGGTCGATCACATTGACCGCAGCCCCAGTCACCGTACCGACCTTTCCGACCGTGGTGGTAGTAAGGCCCTCTGCAACCTTCGTCCCCACCTCAGCGGCCTTCTCCACCACGGTCACGACAGGTATGACCGATTGGCGCACAAACAGCGCTGTGATCGCAATGACAAGGCCGGTGATTGCTGCGATCTGCTCCTCGCTCCAGTGGAACACGAAGACCGACAAGCAGAGTACCGCTGCTTCGAGTATGCCTCCTATGAGAGCTGGCTCCCTACGTAGAAGTTTCATGGAGCCCTCCTAGTCGAGGCACTCAGCCAGGCGACGAGTGAATTCCTGAACGTTTTCAGGAGGCGCTGCGGCGACGATGACTTGACACGCTGCCTTAAAGTCCGTCCGGTGGGCTCGTGTGTCTTGGCGGTTCTCGTTGACGACAAAGAAGATCGCTATGTTCATAATCGACAAGATAGCGATGGCAACTATTGCTTCAGTTCTACTGAGAATTGGAGTAGTGGCGGGCACGCTTGCAGTAGCGACCTTCTGAGCGGCTCGTTCCAAGGTCTTCTCCACTAGGTCTTCCGGATCGTGGTAAGTCCCTCCATTGCCACCACTAGGTTCCACCCTACGCTCCGGTCCAGCGTACGGCAGTTCATCAGTCATCCAGCAGCCCTCCCAGACAGATTCAGTATGAACACTAAGAACTGCACCAGCAATGCTAAGAACGTACCGACCAGCATGAAGGTTAACTTCTGATTCGCTGCTTCCAACTTCTCGACTCGCTTCTCCAACACTTGCGTAGATGCATGGTGTGCAATCTCTCTGGCTTCAAACAGTTTCTCGGTTGCCCGGAGCATATCGGTAGTCACGATTCGTTCATCCAGAAGGCCCTCGACTCTTTGGAGTCTTCGTGCTAGCTCTGTCACTGAGGGTCCGTTTCCTTCAGGTACCATGCTTACCCCGTATATTCGACCCGACCCTTAAAAGCCGCATCCCCGAATGCATAGATGGCACCATCTGAACCCATCATCAGGTAACCCTGACCGGACGGTGTAACCTCAGCATCCACGATAGGCCCACTCAGTTGAACACCACCGAGGGAGCCGTAGAACGGAGCTTCAAAGGCGAACACACCTCCGTCATCCGTCACGATGATGTAGCCACCATTCCACGACGAATGCGTCAGCATCTTGACCGGAGGGCGGTTGACCACAATCACTCCTTCTCTGGCTGGTGCTGGTTGCGTAGGGTTGAGAATGTTCCTCACCATTGCCAGGTAGTCCGACATAGGGAACCCCGGTCCAGGGTCCCAGTGTGACGACTTCCTGAAGGCGTCGGACACGGCCCGATGCGTTGTAATCCCTCGTTGACCTCTTGTCAGACCAAGAGCATCGACGAATTGGACAGGGATCGAATACCGAGTACATAGCTGTGCAGTGAGGGCGCTTGAGAGGGCAAGCATTTGTCGTGAGTATGCGTCGTTCCACTCCGGAGTCCCTTGCTTAGCGTAGCCCGCATGCTCCAGTCCGATGGAGTTATGGTTAACCCCTGGAGCATGCCAGGCTACGTCTTTATCCCTCACACACTGGACGACTGTGTCGTTATCAATGCAGTAATGGGCGCTGGCTCTGACGCTGCCACTAGCGAAGTAGCGAGCTACTGCTTCAGCAGTCGTGACCTTCTCGGGTGCCTCCATCGTGTGGATGACAACGAGGTCGATCTTCCTGCCGCTAGTGGCTGTGTAATATCGAGCTTTGATGAACTCCATCTAGACCATCAGTCGCATGATCGAAGAGGCGAACTCGAACGACTGCTGCATGATGGTACTAGCGAACTTCATCACCATCTCCCCAAGCACGATGGGGAACTCGATCATCTTGCGAGGGTCAGTAATCATGCTGGCCACGATCTGCATGCGGGCCTCCTACGTCTTGATGATCTTATGGACCGCCAGGCTGGGCGACAGGGTGGGGACTGTGAATGCCGTGCCGTTACCAATGGCATTTGTACCACGATCACTAGCACCGCCAGTCGTGAAGCCGTGCTGGTGGTTGCCGTCACCAGTGACTCCATGGCTGTGCCAACCGTCATCACTGGTCCGTTGGGTGTGGGCTGCGTCCGACGTACCCTGAACACCCACGTTCGTACCGGAGAGTCCTACGGTAGAACCGGCACCGATCAGGATGGGGAAATGATCGTCCCTAGTCGACTTGTGACTGTGCGTCCCAGCGCCGTCCGTACCGTGGCTGTGCGCTCGCCAGTCAGTCGCTCCACCGTGGGTGTGTTCATTGATCGTGTGAGCGTGCGACGGCAGGTGGCTTGAGGTTAGAGTCTGCGAATGACTCTCCACCCCGAATGTTGCAGCTCTCGCTCTAGCAGTAAGCCCAGCACCCAACCCAACATTCGCAACGATACCGCCGCCAACAGCGTTCTGACTATTGGAACCAACCGTAGACCGACTACGAGCGTCGGGAAGGTTGAACGTTGTCGTACCATCGCCTGCTCCATAGGTTGTGCCGAGAGCGGCATACAGGTTGGCGTAGATCGTGCGGCTCACGGCGCTGCCGTCGCACAGCAGCCAGCCGGTCGGAGCCACTGCCCCTGCGAACTCCCACATGACGCCTGGAGGAATTAATGACGCCGTGAGAGCGGGCACGTCGAGGATTGCCAGTCCGTGCCTCGTCGGCGTGTCGTGGCGTCCTATGGTCAGGTACTGGGTGTGATGATCCAGCGTAGGATCGGAGTAGTGCTGGTTGGCCTGGTCCATATCAATGGCAGCGATCACATGCTCGATGGATGCACCGCCAGCATGTGAAGCCGCACTAGTGCCGTCTACACCTCGCCCGCCCGAAGCGACAGTGAGAACAGCACCAGTACGGCTTGCACACTTGATCTTCTCTTCTGTCGTCAACCCCTTGTCGATGACAGCGAAGAAGGGACCAGTAACACCGGTAGGCCAGCCGTCACCATTGCTAATACCAATGGTCAGGGTGGCGTTGTCGATCCCACTGGTCAGCGTCCTCGGAGGTGCGTTACCCGCATACTCTCTGCGCTCACCCGGCGGCATAGCTCCTCCTTAAACCTCGGACACTGACTTCAGCTTGACAACGCACGTACCGTTCCAGAACGTCCCATCCATAGTCTCGCTATGAGGCGTCCACTCGTAGTCCTCCACGAACACGGCACGCTGCACCCCAGCCTCTTGGTATGCAACTAGTCGATGGTCTGTGACCATAGATCGAATGGCGTTCAATTCAGACAGGGGGTCAAGGAACTCTTCCTGCCCACCCACCTGAATGATTTCGTACAGCATCAACGGGACGATGAAGATTTCGCCTCTGGCCGGTCCAGGGTACGCACGTAGAGTCAACCGGGTAACGAATGGACTCACTCCTCCACCCCCCGGGAGGAGTCCAAGTCGCAACTCGAAGTATCCACCGGATCGCTGGCCGACAGGAAGGCTAGTGAGAGTGGATAGCTCAACCGAGTTCTGACCCAACGTTACGTACGACTCGCCGTCAACTGCGATGGACAGGACGACGTTCCCGGCCAGAGGCTGATGCCGAGCATTGACGTACATCGCCACCTTGGTGTCGGGCATGCCGTAATGAATGCGCCCAGACTCCAAGACTCCACTCGGCACCGGAACGTTAATCTCTCCTACGAGTCCGTACCCGGAGACTGTGAAGTATCGTCGGGACCCGAAGGTAACAATGGCTGTGACTGTGCCTGCTGCTTGGACCATGAGGTCAGACGCATAGGCTGGGGTGAGGGGAGCAACGAAGCTCTGGAGGTCCAAGCGTCCGAGACCTGTTGATTGGCTGTCGTAATTCGTCCATCCGAACCATACGAAGCGATCTTGAGGCTCAAAGCACAGTACGGACACATTAGTTCTAATGAGTGAACCGAGGGTGAGGTTTCCGACTTGGTCGGAGGTGGCGAATCGAACGCCTTGGTCGGTCCCTGCGACCACAAAGCCCAGATATCCCTGCATAGATCGTACGATCTCACCGTCAGGAAACTCGGCAGCCACGACAGGAATGTCCAGACCCGTTCCCTCAGGTCTAACGGTTGTTCTGTAGATGTAGGACTTGTCTCCGGAGTATCCGGCTGCATAGATGACCCCCTGTCCTTCTGCGAAGCCGACCCAGGTGAAGTCCGTGTTCCGATGCGACTTGAGCGGGTCAGGGAATAGCGCCGTAGTACCGGTCGTGAGCGTCGTGTTCGTGTTGTTGGCCGTCGTGACGTTCCAGATGCGGTGCTTGTCCACACCGCTCCCCACGATCATCAAGCGCTCGCCCTTCATGAAGGCGACACCGCCGACGTTGCCTGTGACCATCTGGGTCGCAACCGTCGTGGAGTTGTTCGTTACGTAAAGGCCCTGCCCGCCCTGTGCGATCCAGACGTTGTAGCCATCACTAGCCAACCCAACAATTGGATTGGTGTTCAAACCCGTAATAGTCGTCCACGTTGGCGAACCAACAGTCGGGTCCGCTGTGCGGCGTAGGGTAGCACCGTCTGCCCAGTATAGAAACGAGCCTGCAACCACTAGGTGTTGATTGACATTCGTAGTGGCTGGGGTCTTCCGTTGCGTGTCGTTCAGAAGGCTTAGCTGCCACTTCGTCCATACGTCTATCCCCTTACTCGCACGGAAGCGTGCAGGGTTCGAGTCGGGCCGGTCGTAATGAATCTGGCCAGCGCCGTGATGCCAGGTCTCTTGCGACCGACGCCACAAGTCTTCCGGGTTGATGGAAGCCTCACCTGGAAGGTTCGACGTGTCAGCCTGTTGACGCAGCAATTGAATCGACTGACGCTTGAACTGACCTGACTTCAGATCAACGAGATAAGGTCGTCCGTCGATGGCAACAGGATAGAGGTTGGGCACCAGTTGACTGAGCCCACCACCCTGGAAGAACCCTTGATCTAATCCGGCGCTGATGCCAGACATTAACGCCTCCGATTAGCGGACGCCCTCGCAATCATTGCAACGTCTTCTTCATGGTCATGCTTGTGGATGACCTGCGACTTCTCACTCATACCGTGCGGCATAGGGTTCTTCCCTGCGCTCCACTCGTCCAACATATCAAGCAGGCAGTCGATGGTACACATGTTCCAACCGAACCCATTAACACCAGGTTCAGCGCCTGCCCGAGTGTCAATGATGAACCAACCCGGAGGGACGTGCATACCCTTCGAGCGTTCCTCCTTGCCACACCAATCGCAGGTTTGGATGACTGCCGTAATCACCGCTTCTTCCCCATCGCCTTCTTTACGTTGGTGTCATTGTAGACAGCAGCTTGACAGGTCTTACACAAGTCAATAGTCCCGCCCTGCGGATTATCAGGAGTAATAGGGACCGACAGAGTAAGTCGCTCATAGTGTGGGACTGTGGCCCCACAGGAGTCACAAACCGTGGTAGTAGCCATAGACCCTCCTAAGCCTTGATCAGATAGTTCATTGCCATGAACGGTGGCATGTTCGCATCAGCAGCGGCAGTACCCTGCGAGTTCGTACCAGGTGACTCAGCCACGAAAGCGTGATTGTGATTACCCTCAGCCACGAAGCCATGCCCATGGTTGTTCACTGTATGAGCATGAGTGACATTCTGATGCATCCAGCTACTGACGGCGTAGTGAGCGTGATCTCGGTTCTGTCCCGCTGTACCACCGGTACACCCGAAGCCAGTACAGCCGCCATAACTGGGCGACTCAGCAAGCTGCCCACAACCACCACCATGACCGTGAGTCGCTGAACAGTTCATGAACACAACACTATTGACGTTATGTTCATGGTTAGCATTCACACCGTTAGTCCACAGATCGTGGTAATGGTTAATGTCCCGGCTGTCCGTAGCAGGAGCTTCAGCCACAAAACCATGACCATGATGACCCTGCGTAGTGAAGCCGTGACCGTGGCTGTTCACCGTGTGCGAGTGCGACACTAGCGATGAGTCACGACTACCGCCAGTCTTGCCGAGCGTGTTCACCGCCACGACCGCAGGGTCCACCATCGCCACGACCCGACCCTTCAGGTTGGGCACGTTGAATGTCGTGGACCCATCACCGGCACCGTAGGTCGTACCGATGGCCGCATAGAGCCGAGGGTACGACGCTCGACTGACCGCAGAGCCATCGCACAAGAGCCAGCCCTTAGGCACCGCAGCACCTGCGAATGGCATCGTCATGCCAGCAGGCAGAACGTCCATCGCTAGGCCGTATGGGTCGTGCGGGGCTGGACGTTGCGCAGCAGGTAGCCAAGTCTGGGCTACCTCGTCGAACTCCCATCCAGTCTCGTACGACTTCTCCACACTGTGCCTTAGCCGTGAGTGATCGGGTACTGAGCGGCGAGTCGTGCCGCTTCCGCCAAGATGCGCTGCATCCGTAGGGCGACAAGACCTCTCGGGCTGGACGCCACGGCACCAGGCGGCACTTCCTCTGCCCGCCGAGGTTCAGGCTGTCCTTCCGTAAAGTTCCGCTTAATCTCTCTGGGCACCGTTAGCCGTAATGCTGCACCCATAGGAGGTATATCGACAGCTGTAGCAGGCAAGCCAGTAACAGCAGGAACGTCATCGGTCAACGCTCCGATTGTTCCGAAAGGAGCCCGGTACTTGACTCGGATTCCCCTACCTGGAGCCGCAGCTTCTTTGAGAAGGAGAGCGTTACCTGACCCAAAGTCCCCGGTCGGCATATCTCTGACGAACTCGAAGAGTCCGAGCTTGTGGTAGTCCCTTCCGGTGTATCCGGCATAGCGCACCTCGTGGATTGAGAGGATATCGCCTGGCAGGTCGTAGCCTGAGTACGCAGCGTTGTACGTCAGGTCTACGGTCAATACACGGAACAGCCCATTCTCTGGGCTGGACAAATCACGTAGCTCGTTGTTCAACTCCTGCATGATTCGGAAGGAGGAGAACTTCGGCTTGATGTGAACGAGGGCACTGTCGTTATGCCCAGTAGCGACAGAACCGTTCATGCCACGCTGGACTGTGACGGCTCGCTGGTTGATATCCCAGACGAACATCTCTTCCAGGTCGATGGCAATGAGCGTGCCCCGAGATAGACCCTTCGGGTCGAACGCAAGGTTCAGTGTCGTGGCCGTGGCGTCAGTCGCACCGTTCAGCCGATTCAACTCATCTTGATAGCCAGAGTAGAGGTAGCGCTTCGTGCTCTCTACGAGGTCATTTGCGAGGGGCGGCATACCTCACCCTTCTTCCAGATGACTGAGCCAGTCTCGATTTCCGCCTTAGTCCTAGCGTGCTTCTCAAGAACAGCGCAGCCATCAATCCGGGGCGGCTGGAGTCCATTCTGCCTCAAACGCCGATACGCCTCTCGATCCTTAGCGAAGGCTGACTCTAACTGCGCCTGAGGCGTTGGCTTGTTAATGAGAACCGAACGGAAGTGTTCCGCCTGACTGGGGCAACAACCCTTAGAACAGCCTGCGACAAATTTGTCGGAGCCCATCTCAACTCCTCTTCTTGAACGCACGAAGAAGGATGACTCCAAGGATGATCGCAATAACCAGTCCCGACAGTCCAGTCCAGATGTTGTCGTTGTCGGCCCCACGGCCATCATCGTCACACGCTGCCAACAGGATCATCGTTGCGATCACAAAGCTCTGGCTGAGCATGAATCTGGCCGGTGTCATGGTCCAGGCTCCTTCCGAAATCTTTTATGACAATTTCTGCGACCTGCGGTTTTACTAGTCCACCGGATACATGACTGGCGAGAGCGAAGTCCATCCGTTGTCGCCACCCCATGCCTGAATGACCTGCCCCATCCAGTCAACATCAATACGGGCTGCCGTGTTGGGGTTGGAGATGGTGGCGAAAAGTAGCTTCGGCGGGTTGCCTGAATGCCTGAACCCTACGGGCAGAGTGCAGATGACCGAACCGAGCGCCCCGCTCCTGACCAGCCCCTGAAGGTACACAACTCCATTCTTCTTGCGATACCTGGGTGGGCCATACGTGTTGTCATAACTAACCCACCCGTTCTGAAGTAGGGGTGTGAGATCGAGCCAACCACTATCGTCAAGCTGGGTGTGCGTATGGCCAGAGATGCCGCTGCCCGTAATGTCTTCGATCAGAAGGAACGAAGGTTCGCTGGCCGCAGCGCTCTGCCACACATTGCCCGTACCGGCAGCGAGCATCCCTGTTAAGAAGAAAGTATGTGTACCCGCTGTTGGTGAGATGATGTACTCAATATGCAAGGGGTTCGCTACGTTGGCTTGCGCCATATAGACTTCCCGCTCTTGCAGATATGCGCCGTCAGCCTGCCTCTTGAGGTGAACCTTGGCACGATTACCGGCCACGCTTCCATTCATCTGCAAGTCGGCCACGATGCGCAGGCGACGACCAGCAGCGACGGTGACCGTTGCAGTAAGACCGGGGATAGCGGCCTCAGCAGTCAGCGAAGCCGAATTCGTAATTGTCTGCGCATACGCCAGCGTTGAAGATGGCGACGTACTCGCAGCATGAGGCGTAGGCGTTATGTCTTCTACGGTGATGTAGCAGACCTGCCCATTGGTTGGGTCACGATAAAACTGATTACCGGAGCCCGCAGCGAACTGTCCCGCCAGCTTGTAGGTGTGCGAACCCGCTGTAGGACTGATAATGGTTTCTGGGTGAACCGTGGAACTGGTGCCTACGGTCGGATTGAGCGCTTCTTCAGCAAACCCGAGTCTTGTGGTCCCCTCCATGATGTAGACGGATGCCTTGTTCTCGACAGCCGTACCTTGGAGGGCAATGACCGTTCCCCGGATTCGTATGGTTCGACCAGCAGGAACGACAACATTGACAGACAACCCAGTAATGTCAGTCAAGGCGGTCGTCAGCCCAGTAAGCGAGGAGGGCTGTTCGGCCCGAGCCAACACACCAACTGGCACGCTCGGATCAGCGACCGCAGGTGCGTTATACGTAATGTCCTCAACCAGCAGATACGACTCGTTGAGTCCGTCGTTATAGAGCGTACCCGCAGTAGCGGCCCAGGTTCGTACGTTGTACGTGTGAGTACCCGCCGCAGGCGTGTCCACGACAGAGAAGGTGTGCGAGCTAATCCCCGGAGCCGTACTGCTGAAGTGTGACCGGTTGAGTTGAAGGTCGCCACGATAGAGCTTGATCTCGTTCGTGGCACCCATCGCAGCACAGATGAATGCGGTGATCTTTAACCGCCGCCCTGCCGGAACGGTGATCGTGGCGTCTAGTGCCGTGAGCCGCAACTCGCCCGCAGGGATAGGTGTAGTGCCTGCGATGACCCACTCTTGATAAGCCAATGCACCTGGCGACCCAGGGTTACCCTGAGGACCAGTAGCTCCTGTAGTGCCCGCTGTACCAGTTTGCCCAGTCGGTCCAATGAGCGAGGTTGGTGCGGGCCAGGCACCCCCCGCCTTCGGTCCGTAGATAGTCCAGTTCGTGGTGTTGATGTAGAAGTCACCATTGACACCGAGCCCCGCAGCAGGTGCCCCAGCCCCAGAACGTACGGTGAGACCGGCGACACCCTGGATACCCTGAGGACCGACGATGCTTACTGCCGCTGGCCAGGTCGTGGTCTTCGGACCATGAATGGTCCAGTTCGACGTGTTGATGTAGAAGTCACCCGCAACGCCTAATCCACTAGCCGGTGTCCCAGTACCGGAAAGTACAGTCTTGCCGTTAGCTCCCGCAGGTCCTTCTGGCCCAACTGGTCCCTGTATGCCTTGCGGTCCAGTCTGTCCGATGGGTCCGGTGTCCCCGGTGTCGCCCTTCGGTCCCTGGATGCCTTGCGGCCCCTGGATGCCCTGAGGACCGGCTGGACCGGTCGCTCCGGTGTCTCCCTTGTCACCCTTGGGTCCGGTCAGTCCGGTCGGTCCTGCGGGGCCTGCGGGGCCTGTAGCGCCAGCCGGTCCGGTGTCGCCCGGATCGCCCTTGTCGCCCTTCGGACCAGTCAGCCCAGTGGGACCGGCAGGACCAGCAGGGCCAGTAAGTCCTTGCGGGCCAGGAGGTCCAACGTCACCCTGGTCACCCTTCGGACCAGTTGGACCTTGAATGCCAGTCGGACCAGTAGGACCTACCGGACCCTGCGTGCCCTGCACACCTTGAGGGCCTTGCGGACCAGGATCGCCTTGTGGACCGGGGGGACCGGGATCACCCGGAGGGCCAGGGATGCCCTGGGGTCCAAGCGGCCCCTCCGGTCCAATAGGCCCAACTGGTCCCTCCGCCCCTGGTGGACCCGATGGACCCTGTATCCCAGGAGGGCCTTGAAGACCCTCATGGGTGTGACCTACCCGAGCTAGCAGCGCTACATCATCAATGCCATGAACATTGGTCGTAGCAGCTTTATGCGCAGCATCCTCAGCTTGTGCTGCGTCAATCTTGGCCATGTTCTCAGAGAGAACATCTACTTCTACCGTATCCTGATCTTCGGGCTGGAGTAAGCTTAGATGCGGAGTCTGCTTCACAACTCTCCCCAGGGCGTTCCCTCTATCTCACCCCACTCATCGAGTTGATAGTCGCCCCAGGTAAATTCAGCCCAAACTTGATACCCGGCTGCTGTTAACGCATCGGCCACCTCAGGAGTTACGTCATAGACGTGACCACCGAGATAGACCTCAGTGGCGGCGGCGAGGTCTTGGTCGGTCGGAGTATCGAACGTACGGTAGACGCCATCAATCCTCAGAACACTACGGCCCCGTCGATAGGGGCCGTAGTGCCTGAAGAGTCGGTATGCCACCCCGGTACTCTCTGGCAAGATTGCCGGGTTGTCACGCACGACAGGAGGTACGAACTTCGGCATAAGCGCCGCCCGTTACCTTCCCTTTTTCTTTTCGTACTTTTGGAGTGCGCCGTAAACGTATCGGTCCTTGGCTTCACCCTTGAGACCCTTCTTGCGGGCCTCCTTCTCAAGGGCGTCATGCATCTTCTTAGGCATTGTTGATCGCCTGGACGATCTCAGCCTTGGTCATCGAGTCGTCGGCCCTGACGCCACGACGAGCAGCTTCGTCAAGCAGAGCCTGCTTCGTCATTGAGTCAGAGACTTCAGCTTTTGGGCTGGAGTCATCACCACCGTCTTCAGTAGACGCCGCCTGAAGGGTCTCGGCTCCCATGACCTCACCCGGCTCAAGGACTTCGCCTTCGCCAGTGACAGTCGCAGCAGTAGCGTCCACAACGACAGACCTGGCTCCCATCTGCTGAAGGTCACGCAGGTTGCCACGAAGCTCGACCGTGGCCGGACGAGCGCCAAACAGGGTGGCTTCAGCCGTAGCCTCGTCCATCCCGTTGGCCACCATTGCATCCCGAGCCTGGTCAAGGATGCGGTTCAGTTCTTCGGCACCATTAGCCATACCACTACTCCTTGTACCTGTTATCTCATCGGGCATTACGGAACGTCAATGGTGGACGTAGTGGTGACTACCCGGACAGCTTCCTGACGGAAGACGCCGTAGCCACCGAGCCAGTACCAACCAATGGGCACGAACCGGCGCAGCTTGTCAACAACCGGACCCATAACGACCCGAGGATTCGGTCCATTGCCATCGCTAGTCGAGTAAGCCTTAGCGACAGCCTGACCACCCAGGAACAGGTTCGTGTAGACGCCAGCGGCGACAGGAGCCCGAGGAGTTTCAATGAAGCGGAAGCCCTCGAACTTGCCAATCTCGCCGTTCCAGATCGCATCCTGCGACCCGTTCTCGTGAGGGGTACGCCAACCCGGCGTAGTCTCCGCACGGAAGTCGAAGGACACGTCCGGGTGGACGAATGCCACGTAGGACCCGTCGATAGTCGGGACGTTGGCGGCACGCAGACGAGCAAGCTGACGACGAACATCTTCCGCAGTCAGAGGCGCACCGGCAGCAGTGACGTTGGTGGCCTGAGCCGTAATGGTGTTGATGGCCAGAGTGTCCTGCGAGATACCAGCGTTGTAACCGACGAGGTTCGCAACGATGGGGTCAATCTCCACCATCGACGTAGCACGCAGCTTAGCCGTGGTGATAAGAGCGTTGCCGTACTCCTGAAGCGTCAGCGTGAGCTGAGTGTTCGCCATCGCAACGGCGTCAATGTCGTCAACCTCGCTGAGCGGAGCGACCGCAGGAGCAAGCTCCGTAGCCAGGCTGAAGACGACCGAAGCACCAGGCATGTTCTGCCGAGTCGGCTGAACGGATGCAACACGGTCAAAGTAGAGTTCAGGCCGGAGGGCAAAGTAGACCATCCGGTCGTATGCCGTCTGGTCATACGTAACGGATGCCGTGCTGGTATAGGCGTCCATCCCCTAGCTATCTCCTATTCAGGTCTGTTGTATGCAGTGGGAAGGCCAGCCTTGGCCACCAACTGCATCACTTCCTCTGGGGAATTAGCCTGACGGATGAGATCGGAAAGATCAGGAGTAGGAGTCTCGCTAGCCCCACTCGAAGCGTTGGCGATACGCCCGTAAGCGTCTACCTCTGCTGGGTTCTGGGGAGGAGGTGCAGGGAGGAAGCCATCCGCTTGCGCTTGCGCCCGGATCGCTTCAGGTGAGAGGTCGCCGTCGTACCCCTTGACGAAGTACTTGAGCTTCGGATCGTTGAAGTCCAAACCGGACTTCGCAAATGCCAACTCTCGTTCCCGCTCTGCAAGCTGTGCAGCCAGTTGGTCCCGCTCCTTAGCCTTCTGTCGAA